AAGAAGTATGAAGCCCGCAGAGACGGACGCACTTACGACTACACCAAGTCCATCAACAAACGATTTGACAAAATGTTCGCTGAACTCGATAAATACCAAGAACTCCTCCGTTCCATCGAGTATGAGGAATCCCACTGATGAATGGCGACTTGGTAAACGAACTCGACGACATCTTCTGGAAGTTGGATAACATCGTCAGGACTCATCCCGAAGCGATGCGTGTCATCAACCCGAAGTGTATGGCGTTGAAAGACACTGCTACCATCTGCAACCGCATAGCGAAATTGCAGAAGCACTGGTCTGATATGCCGCAGTCCGTCCTGCTCGAACTCGCTACCCGTCAGTCCCAGCCCTTCGTGGTCGTGATGCTTGGACTTGCCGAACGCAAGTATAAGGTATCGCAGCCTTCGATGGTGAACTGGTGGCGGCGTATGTGTGCTACTGGACAGGACTACATTCTGACCTACTTCAGTTGGAAGCGACTCGCTGAAACATTCTTCGGCTCGACTGTTCTCGCAAGTGACATTATGCGAGTGTGTGTCGATAACGAACAAATGCTCGGCAACATCACTTCCACATTGTCCGACGACAAGTGCGTGGACTTCAAGATTCGTGAACTGCTCGGTGGTCTCTCGATGCAGTCCGATGTTAAGAAGGCTTGGCACGAGTGGGCCAAACTGAACCACCCCGACAAGGGCGGCGATGCTGAAACTTTCCTAAAAGTCAAACTCGTCTATGACGAGTGGGTAAACATTCAAAACAAACTCACATCTAACAAGGAGTAATCCACTATGAAACTCAAATTCCCCGCAACTCTCAACGCCAGCAAACTCGCAAAGATGGCAGTCTCTGTCGGCGGTCTCGATGAACTCTTCAACAACCTCGAAGTGCATCACCTCGTGGTCTGCTGGGACGACACGAAGGACTCCGAAGAAGAACCCGTCAAGTCTTGGGGCTTCTTGAACAAGGTCACTTTCGATGGCGAAACTCGCAAGTATGAAATCTTGAAGTGCGGCTTCGATGGCGATATGTATGCCGTGGACTACGACCACATTCAGTTCGTGCCTGATGACTGCTGCCCCAGCGTGTTCTACAAGAACTGCTGCCGTCAGAACATCGGTCGCCTGATTGGTATGAAGGTCACTCGTTCCGACGAAGGCGACAAGTATGTTGCCGTGATGCGTGTGCCTCCGTTCCGTGAAGCCCGCAAGTGCGACTGGTGCGAAGTCGAAAATGTCGTGTTCACTGACGACATTCCGCTGGGCATCGTTGTCAAGCCTGTCGAAGCGAACGCAGTAGCAAAGGAGGCATAGAGTGCAGACGACCAGAATCGACTGTCTGGACTGCAATGCGAAGGTTGATGTGGGGGTCATCTATGGCGGTGACCTCCGCTTTTGTCCTTCCTGCGGTTCGAAGCGAATTGTGACTGGTAAAGGAAACGAAACTCCGACTCCGAAGTTCGTCCCCGATACCGCTGAATCCCACACTGAAAAGGAACCCGTTATGAACGACGAAACTCCTACAACACCCGAAGTGGAGACCGAGAGCAAGATTGCTTCCGTTCTCTCTATTCAACTCGACTGCTATGGTCGTGATGACCTTGCTGGGTGTGCTATTCCCTGCGACCCCATCATCGGTGCCGATGTGAACTTCCGCTACGAAGTCAAGGACGCTCCCGAACAGGGCACGCTCCCGTGGCTCGCTTGGCGTAAGCAGGGCATCACTGCTACCGAGGCCGCAAGCATTATGTTCCCCGACTCTCACAACAGTCCGATGACTGTGTATAGCGAGAAGATTGGACTGACGACCCACGACCAGTCTGACCCCGAAGGCTATATGGAATGGGGCCACCGCATTGAAGACTTGCTTGTGGGCAAGTTTATGGAAATGCACCCGACCTTCCGCCGTGCCACGCAGGGCCGACTCTACCAGCGTGATTGGTGCAAGTGTTCTCTCGATGCCCAGTGCTTCGATGACGAGGGTAATCCTGTTATTATCGAATGTAAGACTGGGCAGAACGAAGCGAAGTGGAATCCTATCCCCGACCGTTATTATGCCCAAGTGCAGTGGCAGATGATGGTGACTGGTATCCGCAAAGCATACTTCTCTGTGCTTATCCGTGGACACCAGTGGTTCGAAAAGGAAGTGGACTACAACCCTGCGTTCGTGAAGCAGATGATGGACAAGTGCTTCTATGTCTGGGACTGCATCCAGAACAAGACCGCACCCGCACGACTCGGAATCAACGCTGCCGATAAGGAGGCAATCGCTGCGATGGCTGGCGAATCGGGACACACTGGTAGCCCCGAAGAAGTGGACGAAGATACCGTCGCCACTTACGCCCGTCTGCAAGAAGCCTACAAAAAGGCGGAAGAAGAGTTCACTGCCTTCAAGAACACTCTTGGGTTCAAGATGGTGGACGCTTCCAAGTTGTTGTTCAAGGGCCGCACCTTCGCCACTTGGGTCGAACGCAAGGGTGCAGTCTCTATCGATAAGGTTATGCTCCAGAACAAGTATCCCGAAATCTATAAGGAGTGCTTGAAGCAGGGTATGCCCACTCGATATGTGAAGTATATGGTCTAGTCTCCCTGCTAGACAAAACAGCGGTGAGTGGCGTGCCACAACACATCGGGGTTCGACTCCCCGACACCGCCTACTGCAATTCCGCAGTTATCAACCATACTCAAAAGGAGTATATTATGAACGCAAACATCAAGAAAGCCCAGACTCTGGGTAAGAAGTTGGTCGCTGACCGTGACCGCATTATCAAGTCCTCCGAAAAAATCGGTAAGGTTCTTCTGACTACTGATGCCATCATTGGTGGCTACAAGATGGTTCAGAAACTCCGCAAGCAGAAGTCTCTCTTTGATTCCCTTGCGAAAGTTATGGAAGAACGCATCGAAATTTTCAAGGATAATTCGACTTCCGTGGTGGAAACGAAGTAAAAATTACTACTATTGTAGTAGTGGATAACAACACATAGCCTAGAATAAACTGAAAAGGAGTTAAAAATGGCTGATAATACAAAATCCCCCCTTGCGAATCGCACTGAATTTGTGAACTTCCCCGTGGACAAGTATGTGTCCGCTTGCATCATTTCTTATCAGGTGGCTTCTCTGCCGCCCAGTAAGTTCAGCAAGTCCACTGACCCCGTTCCGTCCGTCCGCTTCCTGCTCGCTGGTCGTGTGAAGAACACCGAAGGCGAACTGGTCGTCGTCCGTAAGTGGACATCGTGGATGACTCTCTCCTACAATGAGAAGTCCAAGATGTCACTCACCTTCAAGGATGTGGCTGACCTCGAAAGCCTCGTCACTGACGATGGCGAAGGCGGTGCGTTGTGGGAAACCCCGTTCAAGATTTTCCTCGAAAAGTCGAAGGACGGCAAGTATTCCAACATCACGAGAATCAAGCCCAGCGATGACAAGTCCGTTCTTGACATCTGCTATACTGGGAAATCCAAACTCCCCGATGGCACAGAGACCTTCGCACCCTACAAGAAGGTGTCCGCTTTCGGTAAGTTGGTATTCCTTGAAATCGCAGTGAACAAGGAAGAAGACGGCATCAAGTGTTATCAGGGCGAAGAACTCGTGGATAACCCCGAAGACAACAATGAAGCCTAATACTCCGTATAGTATTGGTTGTTAAGTGAGCCATCGGCGAGTGTTCCTCGTCGGTGGTTTTTTTTATACCCATAGGAGAAATCAGTATGAAACTCTCTGGACACTACACTCTCGAAGACCTGGTGCGAACACTCCAGGGGAACTTCTCTTGCCAGTATATCACAAAGAACTCAAAAGGTAAGGCACTTGCCGAAGCCGACCAGCATATCAGGTTGGAGTTGTTCTTTGTAAGGTTTGAAATCTTCAAGACCAAAGTGGAGATATACAAGTCCGATAGCACGGGCGACGGTGAAAAACTCACCAAAATATGCACACTCCCAGTTGCATCTTCCTGATAAATAACTTATATTTCGGGTATGCTTGATAGCAAGAATACCGAACTGTTAGTGAAGATTGCACGGAATCTCGACACTCCTCCTGCGTCGAGAGTTTCCGCTTGTTCACTTATCTATCGACTCTCCGCTATCCCAGCAAAAGAGATTATTGAAATCTTGCAAGAAACTATCGACGACCACCGAACCAAGAGTGGAGTCCAAGTTAAGGCTATGGACTTGATTGACAAGATTAACAATAGCACTGGACACGAACCGGAACTTCGCTCCGAGGACGAGGAAATCGTCAAAACTAATTTAATGGAGAAGTATCTGGTATGCCCAAGCACAACCTGACACAAGTTCTCGAAAAATTCAAACCAAGACTTTCCTACAAAGAACTAGACCGTTCCGCACTTGAAATCTCCCGAAGTGTTGCCGCTGGTAATTTGGGCGAAGGGGACGACAACTACGCTGAATGGGCGATGATTAGTAATGACCCGCTTGTGGTCGTGAACTATGTCAAGACCTACATCACGACACTCGTGAGCAAATTGAGTTCGGCTCCGTTCCGTCCGCAGAGCGATGACTTGTTCAAATTGGGACTGGAATCCCGCCTTAATTCTGCCTTTGTGGAAACCTACACTGATGTTCTGAATGACGGCTATGCGTTCTTGGGAGTGGGTATGCGTGATGGCAAGCCCATCGTCAAGCCCATCGACGCTCGCTACATTATGTTCAACGGGGACGACCCGACACTGCGAGACGCAACCGATGTGGTCGTCTTCGAAATCGTGCCACTGCCGCTGGATAAGGACAAAGCAGAGTTCCCGCAAGCCACAAGCACACTCGCACCGTATGTGGAGTTCGATTCCAACTCTGAACGGGTGAAGGTCTCGCACTACCATAAAGACAAGAAGACTGGACAGTATGTCCTCGACATCTACGACAAGGACTACGAGAACCCAGACACCTATCCTCTGGCTGGACTCGACCGAATCCCCGTGGTGAGGTTCGTTGGTGAACGCATCGAACTCAACGACAAGCGTTATCACTACCGTGGCATCTACTACCAGATGGCAAGTGTTCTGAAAGCACTGGCTCTTGCTGGCACAAAGATTCAGATTCGCACTGCTACCAGTTCCGACGAAAACTTCATCGTCCGTTCCGATTCTATTGCGAACCACAAGGAAACTTGGGAAAACACGGGGACACTCCCGATTGACAACGCAGACCAGAATGGAGGCGACATACCTCCCATCCAGTTCGTGCCGCACGACAACGACTTCCTTATGTCTGCGTTCAACAACTGGAAGTCTGTAATCTCCGATATGCTCGGCCCGACTGTGGCAAGCGGTTCGGAAGCCGTGACCCGTGAAGAAGTCCTCGCTCGAAACGAAGTGAAGGACGCTATCTCGAACACTTATCTTTCCAGAATGGCTGACGGCATCGAGGAAGTGTATCGCTGCATCCAGATGTATCAGTCCCAGAATCCAGCCGAAGTGGTAATCCTCGGCGGTTTCATCGAGAGCGTTAAGCGTAAGAAGGATATGGAAGCACTTACCCATATCTACGGGCTGGCGAAAGAAGGTGGTCTCAACACGCAGGGACTTGTTGTGCAGATGCTTGCACTCGAAGATTTGCCTTCCGAAACGAAGAAGGCGGTTGCCGAGAGTTTCCAGCAAGACCCGTTCAAGAGTCCGCAAGTCATTCAACTCCAGCAGACTGTCGCTGGACTCAACGACACGATTCAGAAACAGAACCAGCAGATTGCACTTCTCCGTCTGCAAGCGACCCAGCGTCTCGAACGCCAGAAGGAGTTTATCGACTCCACCGAACGCACGAAGCGTTTGGAAATCGCACTCAAACAGTGGACGGAAGAACAGAAGCAGACGCAGGAAGCACTTATGGCTATCCTCAACGACTGCTTGTCGAAGGGCGATTACGATGGTGCTATCCAGACACTCGAACAAATCAAGCAGCAGGACACTCCGTTGCTTACGAACAACATACTCAATATGGCGACCAACGCTTTCAGCGAAGAAAATGCCAAGAGTGTTGCTTCCGCTTTGCAAGAGACTGGACAACAGATTTCACAACCGCAGCAGCCTAATGGTATGCCCGCAACTCGCAGTCCGCAACCGACTCTGACCCAGGGTTTCCAGCAAGCAGTTCCGCATCAGCAGCAAGTGGATAGGCAGACCGTGAATACGACTGCCCCTATGCCGAGACCTGCGGTCACAACCTTCAATGACGCATAGGAGTATCAGACTATGAATAACAGAGCAAATGGAGCAATTCAGGGTGCCCAGAGTGGTGCCGCCGCTGGCCCGTGGGGAGCGTTGATTGGTGGCATTGTCGGTGCAAAGATGGGTGGTATGCAAGACACTCAACAGGCCATCGAACAAGGTCTCGGTCAGCAGCAACAGGCACTGGGCCAGAGGGATAACCAACTCTCTATGGACGATAACGATATGAAGTTTGCACAGAACTTCGCTAACAATGGTGGATACGGAGGCTACTAATGTCACTGACGATGGATATACTCTCGCTCGGCGGAACGGCATTTGACCCGTATAAATCCGACCGTGCAACTGCCGCAGCCCACGCTGGACAGAACAATGCCAATGCACAACTTGACGCAGATACCGCACAACAGTTCGGTATGTTAAGCGATGCTATGGCTGGTCGTTCTCTCGGTCAGAACTTGGACGCATACAACACCTCGATGGATGCGGCACAGGGCAAGACTAATCAAGCGGGCGACTTGGCGTGGCAGCAGCAGAACGCTGGCAGTGCGGACAATGTTCAGAAACATCTGAATCCGCAGATGGATATGATACTGTCCAACACTATGCAGAAGATGCAGGGTGGTGCTGGCTCGGCTCTCCAGTCTAGTGCTGCGACGAAAGCGACTGCGAATACGGTCGCACAGAAGGCTGGCGACTTGTGGCAACAGGCATATAACAATGCTATGGGTGACGCACAGAACAACCTTAATGTGGCTACGAACTACGGTCAGAGTGCCGCACAAAATGCGAACCTCGCTGGACAGACACTCGCCGCTAACAATCAACCCGCCGAAGATTACCTGAGTTTGAAAAACGATGTGGCTATGCAGCGTTATGCTGGCAACATTGGACTCACGCAGATGGACGCTGCCAATGCTGCGAAAGACCAGTCTCTACTCGGTGCAATTCTTGGATAGGAGTGAACTATGGCACGATTTGCTTTAAGAGAATTTGCGACTCCGAATTATGTCGATGCACTTCCTGCACACGACCCGAACGATGCACTGTGGCCTCGCATCAGTATGGCTGCCAAAATGCTGAACGAAATCCCGTGGTTCAAGAAGGGAGAGGAAGAAACTCCCAGAGAAGCACAGGACGAAGATTCCACGCAATACGGCGAAGCCCAAGAAAACTCGAAGGCGGCGGAACACGCAACTGAACAGATGAAGGGCTACCAGCCTGATGGCGAAGATGATGGACTTCTCCACATCGAAGACCTCGACCGTGATGAAGTGGGCTTTGATTCCCAGAACGCTGACAAGGCTGGCGTTAAGCAGATGCAGCAGCAACTGCGTGATGGTGGCTACGACATCAAAGTCGATGGAGTGTGGGGGCCGAAGTCCCAAGCGGCTTACGAAGACTACAATCGCAAACTGATGGGGTCGAAACTTTGGAACCAGAACTACGGCGATGTTGTCGGTCAGCCCGATAACAGTGCGTTCCAGTCTGAACTTGACAAGGCCAACGAGGAATATGGTTTGACCCATACACACAACCCTGGCGACCCAGCGAGACCTCGTGGACTCGTGAAGGGAGAGGACGAAGCAGTGCAAGCCGCTGGCGACCCGACGCACTTCGAAAAGGGTGCGAACGGCGATGACGAGTTCGTTCAGTATTTCCACGGCGGAGTGCCCTACTCTGGTTATCAGGAAATGCTCCGCAACAAGTATAAAATTGGAGGCTAGTGATGGCTAATCCGAAGTATGCTGAAATGATGAAGCGACAGTATGGGATGACTCCAGCCGTCCCGTTCTCGTCCTCGTCCCAAACGCCAGTGTCTTCCTCGTCTGCTATGACTCCCGCTATCCCGTTCAGTTCTTCGGTCGAGACCACGCCGAACACTGTCGATAAGGTCAAGTCTTCCTCTACTGCACCCGCACAGACGCAACAGGACGATGTGCCGAGTAATATCAAGGAGAAGCCGAAGACCACTCCGAGAGGGCACAAGGGAAAGAAGGAAGACCAGAAGCCTGCCGAACCGCCTGCAAAAGTGGAGTATCCGTCTTACACGCCTCCGCAGCAGGAACAACCTGCCGAGACTCAACCTGTTCGTGATTCGTTCAGTGTGGACTGGCAAGACCCTTCCCAGCAGCCGCCTCTGACCGACCCGCACCGCACTGTTCTCCAGGCGTTGATGGGCTGGGAGGATGTTCCCGAAGGCCAGCGTTGGCATCACTTCATTCAGCACGGCTTTACTGGTATGCACGGTCAGCCGTTCCAAGAACTGATGCAGTTGGTGAACGCCGAAGGCAAGCCCCAGCAAGGGACTGCGACATACGGTCAAGAACTCCGTGCGAAGGAACAACACCGTCGCTCGATGCTCGACCAGTGGAACAAACTGCTTGCCGAATGGAATAGTGGTAGGTATGCTTCTGGCGACCAATACACTGTTCAGGAGTTCTTCAACGAAGCGGCTCGACTCCGACAGGAATATGCCAACGCTGGCTACAACCCGAATGAACTCCGCCGTCCTGCTATCAACGCTGGCGGATTCCAGCAGGGCTTCCAGAAGTCGTTGCAGGAAGACCGTGGCAAACTTGACTGGATTGGTGGGTGGCTCAACGATATTCAGCAGAATGTCGCTCGTGACCCGAACTGGCTTAACTCGACGCAAGCCCAGATGTATTTCGATAAACTCTCGGAATACACTATCTTGAATATGGCACAGTCTCGTGGTGCTATCGCTGACGCAGAAAAAATCCGTGCCCAAGTCGAAGCGATGCCTCGTGCCGACCGTCAAGTTTACGACAAGTTTATGAATATGTTTTTCAATGCCAACACTGTCGCACAGGTTGAAGCACTTGCTAATGCTGGAAACCGTGACGCTCTGGCGTATATGGAAGATATGGACAACTTCATTCACTTGTCTGATAATGGTGGCGGTTCGTATGGCACACTCGACCAGTATGGCAACATCAGCCTGACGGATAAAGCAGACCACTATCTGAACGGTGCATTACTTGCGTTGAACAAATTACGCAATATGCCTGATAATCCTATCGACATTAACACTAGCGTCACTTCCTACAAGAACGCCAAAGATGCGTTCCAGCAGTATGTGATGCAGAACGCTAATGTGGATAGGCAGATGGTGTGGAACACTGCGGTAGGCCAGTATAATATCTATAAGGATATGTATAACCGTAAACTCCCGCAACTCGGTCTGAACTGGGGCTGGGGTCATACGGGGCCTACTATCGACCAGCAGTTCGGTGGGTATCTCGCCAACTGGCAGAGGCAACAGAATCCGAACTGGGTTATGCAAAATGCTGGACTTGCCGCTGGGAAACCGCCGAAACCGACAAAAGACCCGATTAACAATCGTGGTGGCAAGGGCGGCTCCGCAAAACAGAAAACTCAAACTCACCCAGACAACGCTCGCTGGGATGCAAAAAACAACCGCTGGATTTGGAAGGAAAGAGGTCAAACGAGGGTAGAATATGTCCGATAAAATTACGACTCTGCGTAGTGATTACTATAAGCGTCCGTTCCCGTTTGTCCGTGCTGACGGCTCTCTGGATGAAGAAGCACTCCGTCAAAGAGTGCAAGACGCTTACAAGAAAATGGGTGTGAAGCCCGACCCCTTAACTGGGACTTACTTGCCGTCTCGTGACGAACGCCGCAAGGCTCTCGTCGCATCTAACCAGTGGCTCGCTCCGTTGCTCGATATGGTCGCCGAGGCCAGACTGAATCAGTTGAACTCTGATGAGGCTTGGGCAAAGGACAAGAACTACGGGTGGGGTCATCGCATCGACTTCAAGGAAAAGCCGCAGGACAATGAATACTTCCATATTTATCAAGACCCAGTGACTGGCGAAGTCTATGTGGAAGACACCGACAAGGCTATCGAACTGATGGACGAAGACCGAGCAGACCCGAAACTGCAACTTCCCGCAGACCCGAAGACTGGAGCGAAGCCTATGGGCAGATACGAGTCTGGTCGTAAGGTTTTCGAAGACTTCGTGAATGAGCCTTACAAGCAATACTTCGTTCCGATGACTCGTGAAGAAGCGGACTCTGCCAAGATGGACTGGTATCCGACTACGCAGGAGTTCCTGAACGCTCTGGTCGAAACGCAACTCGGTCACGGCAATAAGGAAGCACTTTTCGATGCTGCACAGTTGGCACTTTCTGAAATGTCGCAGAAGGACTTGAAGAGTGACAACCCGCAGTATGACAAGGCGAGGGCTAGGATGATGAACGACGACGGGACTTCCCGTGCCGTGTTCGTGGCTCCTAGTGCGATTAAGACTGGCCTGATAAATATGGCTATCCCGTTCACCAATGCGGTAATGAACGACCCCGAACTCTGGGACAAGACAAGTTCTGGCGAAGCGAAAGGCCGTGTCGCTACCGATGTTGGCTTGAACCTCGCAACCGCATTACTTCCGTGGGGACTCGGTGCGAGGGGAGCGATGATGACTTCTCGTCCTCTACTCGGTGCTATGGCTGGCGGTGCTATCGGTGGCAATCTCAACTACTGGCTTGGACGACTTGCTAATCAGGCGTGGGACGCTGGTAGCGGTCACGGTGGTATCGAACAACCTATCGACCTCGCCGATATGACAGGCTCTACACTGCTCGGAATGGTCGATGCTGCTGGTATGAACACTAATCGTATTAGTGGTATGAAGGACTTGCAGACAAAGATGTGGCGTGGAAACCCGAACGGAGTCAAAGGCAAGCACATCACGCAGAGTATCGACTTGATGAAAAACGATGGCGACTTCGCAAACGGCAAGTTCGTTTCGAAATCGTTTGACAAGTATGAGAGCAAATACCCGAATGGTGCTAGAAAGGTTCAACTGCCTCCGCAACTTCGTGCCTATGTCGATGATGTCACTGGTAGTCTGAAACTCGATACTGGTCTTCCGATGGGCCGTAGAAGTGGCGACCTCGGTAAGCGTGGCACTCCCGATGCGAACAAAGTAATGCGTCCGATTCCAGGGGATATTGACCCTGCTACGAAGAAACCTCGCTTGGTTCCCCACAGGTGGGCTAGGGGCGACGACCCGCAGTTCATCAACCAGTATGTCAAGGACAATGCTGACTATTTCAACGGAGTCCTGACAAAGCCAGAAGAAATCGAATCTCTCGGTCACGCCGCAAGACTCGCCCAGATTAAAGACCACCCGATGGCTCAACTGTTTACTGGTAGCACCGATGTCATTCCAGACACGGAGTTCAAGAAACTGTTGAGTTCGCTGCGTGGCAATAACTTGGCGAAAAATGAACATAAGCGTGCGAACGCCGCTATGTCCAAAGTGATTGCGAATAAGCAGGAAGTTGGAAACTTGGACGAAACTGGCAAGTTTGTCAAGGGCGACAAGAAACAACAGAAGCGGTTTAATAAGGCTATGGACGATTACTCGAATCGTTCACAGATGAAAATGGTGACGGAGGCAGATAAGCGGGAAGCCTTCAAGCACGGACTCGGTGGCAAGGTCAGCAAGGTGGCAACGCCCATAGTGACGACTGCTGCAACCAACGCCGTGCCGTGGGGCAGTAATGTCGCACTCGGTGTCCGTCCCTATACTTATGAGGCATTTCCAGACGAGGAATAAACTATGAACATTTCGATTCACGACACTCATAGACTGCCGTATTTCAACGCAACGATTACGGCAAAACAGTTGAACGACTCGACCACGCCTGTCGAGTTCCATACCTTTGCCCACAATGGTGAGTCCATCGTGATTGGCACTACCATCAAAACAAACGCTCGTGGCTATCTTTGCCAGAGTGACGGCACTCCGTATGTCGATGGTGTGTTTGTCGATGAAGATGCCATCGTCACTGCATCGCTCCCCGATGGCTCGTCCACCAGTTGGACTGTCGGTGCAGAGTCCGAAGTCGGCGTGTTCGATGGTATTCTGTTCGGTCGGCTTATCACTGACCCGAATGAATACTCGGAAAACGACTACATCATCGGCACTGTCCACTACAAGCGTCTGTTCTCTGCCAACCAAGAGAACGACAGTCCGCTTTCACTTTGGGACTTGCAAGATGTTCCGAACTTCTACAAGTGGAAAGAGACCCAGCAGATTGAGCGTATCGACCTCTCGAATGTAAACCACAGTGCAACTATCGTGATGGGTATTCAGACGAAGATACTCGTCATCCAGAACTCCGCAGCGAACAACGCTGGCCCCTCGTCTCCGTTTACAGTTTATCTGCAAGCGTCTCTCGACATTGGCGAAGATGGCTACTGCACTCGTTTCGGCAGGTCGTTCACGATTTATAACCAGACTGACTACCAGATTATTCTTCGGAACAAAGCAGCCGAGTGGAGCCAGATGATGATTGCGACTCTGAACAGAGGGTCTGCACTCCAGATTGGCGAAACATATCCGAACGCCCAGCCGAACAATGATGTGGACGGAGGCCCCGCACTCTTTGTCCCAGCCGACAACGGAGAACTCGCCATCTTCGAGAACTTCGTTATTGGCGGTGAGAACAAGATTGCCATAAACGACCAGACCTCTCCTGTGGTTCACATTACTGATGTGACGAGCAAGACGATGGAAGTCGTGAAGGAAATTACTGTCACTTCGAACTGCTCTAGGGCGAGGCGTATCATCCTCGTCCGTGGCGATTCCTATGACAACACTCTGCTGATTAAGGACAGTGGCGGAAACCGCTGGGGATATTTGCCGAAGGGCGGTGCTTGCGAACTCTGGGTGGGTTCCAACAACTTCGTGCGTGTCGTGGATGACAACCGCAGTCTTCCCCGTAATCAGGTGATTACTCTGGGCACGAACAACACGACGACTTATCCGATTCATCCTGGGACTGGTAGTGTCACTATTGACGCAACTGCTGCAAAGGCCGCTGACTTCTCGAATCCGAAGAACTACAAGTTAAAGTTCTCCGTGAACGACACTGGTTGTTGCCGTATCGAAATCTCGAAAAACACTGTTCCTGTCTGGTTCCAACTGGTGGCGGATAGTGGTCTCGAAGGCGAAATGTTCTGCGTTCCTGCTGGAACTAACCGTGTGTGTGTCCGTAACACTTGCGGTGTCCTTCAAGTGATAGAACGCTCGTGGAAGCCGTGGAACCCGAATCCCACGAAAGACGGAGACTCCACTTGGAACGCCAAATGCACGGCTTTCGATGTGAAACTCGACATCGGAGAAATCAACGCACTTGGTGGTGGAATTTGGGGATACTCTCACAGTGGGCCGACAAACGACTTGAACATCTGGTTGCCACTCAATGACGGTCAGACTGCATTTGTCAGGTTCAATGTGAAGCAGTATTCCGCTGCCGACAACTACGAGGATAAAGACCCGCACATCAACATCTGTGGGCCTGACGGCGTTGAACTTGTCAGCAATATCGAATCCAGTATCTTCTCTGGATGGTATGACTGGCAGGACGAGCAGAACAACATTTTGCTTTCTTCTCAACTCGTCACTTGTAAGATTGCCCGTAGCGGAAACACTGCAACGGTATCTGAAATTACGAGAATCCAGAAGGGTTTTGAATAATGACTCAAAAAGATATAGAACTCCAGTTGTGCAAGACGAACTTTATGTTTTTCGTAGGGTTCGTTTTTGCCCATCTTTACAAGCACGAGTTCGTTTGGTATAAATTCCACAAGACACTCGCCAATATCTTGCTGGACTTGCCGAACACGAAGCGTGTGATTGTCAATGCTCCGCCCCGTATCGGGAAAACGGACTTGACAAAGTGCTATATCGCTTGGAGGCTACTCAACAACCCGTCCTCCACATTCATCTACTGCTCGTATGACGAAGCACTTGTCGCCCGTAAGAACCGTGAAATCAAGGAAATACTTGTTTGGTTGAGCCACTATTTTGATATTCCAGAACTGAAACCGCTGACGCAGGCCAACGGAAAGAAGGAGTGGACTAACAGGGCTGGTGGCTCCATCCTCGCTCGTGGCACGAACTCCAACATCACGGGTAGTGGTTGCGACACGCTACTGGTATGTGATGACCCCAACAAACCGCAAGACCGCATCAGTGCTACGATTCTCGCACGACGCTGGCAGGTCTTCAAGTCGTCCATCCGAAACCGTATCAACTTGCCCGAAGTGCCTATCCTCGTTATCCAGCAGCGTGTAGCCAGCCAGGACTTGACTGGTTGCTTGCTTGCTGATACCGAAGACAAATGGATTCAATACAAGTTCCCTGCCATCGGTGAGGACGGTGAAAGTATTTGTCCCGAACGACTCCCCGTATCTGAAATTGAGAAATATCGTTCTGACCCGTTCACTTATAACGCCCAATATCTACAAGTTCCGCTTGACGATGTGGGCAAGATGTTCAAGAAAGACCAGATTCGTTTCTCACTTACCAGACCAGCGACAACCGCTATGCGACTCGTCATCAGTGTCGATGCTGCTGGCAAGGGGGACATTGGCAACGACTTCAATGCTATCGCAGTTTGCGGTCGTATCGGGTCAAAGTTCTATGTGCTTGAAGTGCTGAACTTCCACGCCGATATTTCACTTCTTATGAGCAAAATCAAGGATGTGCGAAAGCGGTGGGGCAACACTGTGCCTGTGCTTATCGAGGCCAAATCGAACGGACTTGCCGCTATCCAGTTGCTCCGTAGGGAAATGAGTGGTATTCTGGAATCGAACCCGACAAAGGATAAGGTCGAGCGTGCCATCGTAGTCAAGTATCTGTTCGATGCTGGCGATGTAAGTTTCTCGACCCACGGACTTGTCTGGGGAGAAATTCAAACGCAGTTTACACAATTCCCGCACGGAAAGCACGACGACATTGTTGATGCAGTAGTGCAGGGCTTGACTTGGCTGCAAAAACTTCCTAACTATGGAATAAAGAACAGTAATGCGGAACTCGACAAGAGCGTTCGCAGACCAACCTTCGGGAGACCGACTTATGCAAGTAATGGATATTGTAAATAGAGCCGCTATGATGTGCGGAGTGGCATCCTCGTTCAACCCTGACGAGGTTGCAGAGGATATTCAGGCTCGTGGTGCTGACATCTTGCGTCACGAAATCGTCCCGACACTCAACTGTGATAGGAGCGTGGACATCACGGAAATCGTTTACCCTGCGACTCCGAAAGACGGCATCATCGACTTGCGGACGACTCCGCTGGAATATGAGAACATCATCGTAGGGTGTGTTCCTTACACTTATGACTATCTCCGATATAAAGAACAGACTATGGTAGGTGGCGAGCAAGTCATTTACTATCCGCATATCCGCACTCTGCTGAATGAACTTGGCTACGCCCGTCCGCTTATGCCTGGAACTCTTGGGGAGATTACAGACAAGTGGCCTCGCACCCAGTTCGAAAGCGAAATCGTCCCTATCGTATGCTGGACTTCTGATAACAAACTCGTGAACCTCACGATTCCGAAGTCTAACACTATGGACAAGGACGATGAACTTCTCGACAAGCGATACAATGTTCCGTTCGCACCGATGCGTGTGACTTCCATAGTCCGTGCAAGTGACGGGGCACCGATGCAATACCTCCACGCCGAAGAAATGATTTCTGCGGAGTTCAGATTTGCACAACTCGTTTACACGGTGGAAGACCACCCAGACCTTATGCGTATCAGATTCAACCCGTCCTACGCCAACGAACCAGTGTTGCTGGTGCTTCCAATTCCTGTGAAGATTGTGAACTCGTATGAAGAACCCAACCCGTGGCAGGGCGTGATTATCGCTCCCGAAAAGTTCCGTATGTTCCTCACGGCAACTCTTGCTGCTAGACTGGCTGGCGAATACGGACTCCAGACGCAGGGCGATATGGAAAAACTCGCTGAAAAAGCGTATCTTTCTCTTATCAAAAACTTGTCCCGTCAGCATCACGCACAAGACATTCCTCGTAGGATTTACAACTACTTGGAGCGTGGTCGTGGCTGGAGGGCTGGTGCTAACGGTAGTGGCTACGCTGGAGGTTTCAATGGCTGATTTTAACGGGATTACTGAATACCACGACGGACTTGCCGTAAGCGACTATCTGAATATGATACCGCTAGGCAAGACTTGTATTGACCGAGTGGGCGACCTTGTGGTTCGTCCGCCGTTCTCGACTAACAACTTCAAGATTCGTGGCGTGTTTGTGGACTCCCATCACAACATTTATATTGCGTTCGGCCCGATGCTCGTCAGATACAAATACGACGAGTTCACGGATAGCATTACTGGCGAAGCCGAAGTGATGAAGATGTTTTACGATGGTGGTCTGCACGACTTCACATTCAAGAACACGACTCATCGTGTCACATTCTGCGAAAGTAGTTTGAAACCCTCCGAAGTATTCGCTTGCGATGGCAACTATGTTTACTTCTGGGCGACCTATGAAGGACTGTCCGACCCGCACTACCAGCAGTTCCGTGTCAATGTAATGTGTCCGCCGAACATTACAAAGACAGAAGAAACTGACAAAGGTATCGTTCAGTTCTGGACAGGCGATGTGCCGCCAGATTTCAACTCGCTTCTGTTCGGAGAGGACGAGGCTTCTGCGGAAGGCGTTGCACTCAAATCTTATGCCGATGCCGTGGTGGTTGATGCAATCGACTGGTTCGACAACCGTCTTGTCGGCACTCAAATCACGAAGAACACTGTCTGGCTCACAAGAACTGACCCGATGTATTTCATCCGTGATGTGAACCTCGGCATTGACTACCTAGATGCCAGTAATCCAGATACTGGTGGTTATGAATTGTGGGCGAACTGGTATTCGTCTTCTGCCAATAGTGATAAACTCTTGACGGTAAAAGCGTATGGCGGTCAGTTGTATTTCTTCAATGAACATACTATCGAAATCTGGGGACGCACTGGCAACGAAGACGCACCGATTCAGTCTAACACCCAGCAAGTGCTTCATTTCGGTGGTGAACTCCCGACCATCATCGAAGGGGTGCTTTACTTTGTCGGTATCGACTCGATGAACGACCGCTTCATTGGTGCGTTCTCGCCGCAGTTCAGCAGAATCTCGAACAAAGAAATCGAGAGACGACTGAACAAAGTTGTGTCTCTTGAAAAGATTAGCCAGTATAACGAAACTTACCTGTTCGTCAAGCACGAAGACAACGATGGATTTGTGTTCGGTGACGGAAAGTGGTGGCGTTGGGAATCTCCGAAGAACGCTGACTATAAGATTTACTGTTCTGTCATCAGAGAGTTCGCTATCGCTGACACGACTGCAATGGTTCGCTTCGACCAGACTAGACGAATCAGTGGCGGAAAGCGTTTGCCTCGTGGGGTGCGTGACGGGTTTGTTATGCTGCCCAAACGAGCGATTATCCGCAGGGTCGAACTCGTTGCAGATACTGGCAGGACGGACTTAAAATCTTCTCTGAATGTCGATGGCACTCCGAATGAAGTAATGCAAAGCAAAGCGGTCTATTGTTCAGTATCGACTAATCGTGGACTCTCCTTCTCACAACGCAGATATAGAGACCTCGGCGACGACGGCAGGAACAACAAAGTAATCGAGTGGCGAAACCTCGGTAGCGGCAACTCGTTCCTTGTCGAAATCGGCACATCTTCACTCCATAGGCTTCAAATTTACGATATAAAGGTAGATTTTGGATAGCAGAAAAACGCAACGGGGACGGGCTTTTTAGCCCGTTTTTTTTATGGGGGTGCTGGAATATACCCTAGACAAAACGGGCGTTTACGGGCGTTTTCTACGATGGATTTTATACGATAAATAGTGGCTTTTTGTTCCCCGAATTTTCTACTATATAAAGGCATAAAAACATTATGCCCTAGAAATCCACAACACTCATACGGAGTATAGATGAAACTCACTTTCTTCGATATTGAAACATATCGTAAGTTGTTCTGTTTTTGTGCAATAACTTACGATTCAGAAACCCACCAAGAACTCGGCAGAACACTCGTCCGTTCAGATGAACACGGCGACATCGGCCAGTCCGCTATGGACAAGATAAACGCTTGCTTCGAAGATGCGGACTACATCATCAGTTATAACGGGTCTCGCTTCGACTTGCCTATTCTGGCGAAGATGAAGTCCGACATTAAGCGTCTGTGTTCGACTTGCACAAAGTATGTTTACACTGACGGTCAAGCGTTAATCAGTTATGACGATAACCGCAACCCGATGACAAAACAATTCTACTGGGTTCGTTCTTGGAGTGCCAAACACTTCGACTTGTTGAACAACTGCTTGCTTGCGAAATCTTTGAAGCAGTGGGAAATGTATCTGAACCTCCCCATCAGAGAACTTCCATACGCACCCGATGCAGACCTCACACCTGAACAGGAACAAGAAGTAATCGACTACTGCTTTCACGATGTTTGGGCGACTTCGATGGTCTATTGGCGTTTCGGAAGTGGCGAACAGAAAACAAAGTATCACACTCTCCCCGCACGAAAGGCTATTCTCGAACACTGCTGGCCCAGCAATTTGACCTTCAAGTTCGACCGCACGGCACAAGCGGTAGCCGCTGGCATCATCTACCAGTCCAACGACCCGATTCCTCCGAAGACAAACAATCCGCTTGACTTGTTCGACCTTGACGAGTTCGATGTGCCGACCGAAGTGAAGCAGATTATTCGCAAACTCGCCACGACCGTCGCCGTGACTGACAAGGAAAAGAAAGCACTCGCCGAACAGTGCGTCTTTCAGGGAATCCAACTTGGAAAAGGCGGTTGCCACTTTATCCGTGAAGGGAGGCAGGACGGCTTGTTCTGTTTCGATGTGGCTTCGCAGTATCCTCGTGCAATCTGGAACTGGAAACTTCTCAAAACTTCGCAGGCTCTCGCGAACTGGCACGAAAAGATGGAAGAACGCTTCGCTATCAAGGCACTCAAAGGCAAGCCCGAATATAAGCCTGACCTCGACCTCGGTTATAAGGTGCTGGTGCTGAACGCATTGAGTGGCGGCTTCCGAATCAGAACTGGTGCATCTGTCGCATACGACCCTGCCGCTGGTGAGGCTATGTGCTACATTTGCCAACTCTGCATCATCGAACTCGCTCTGGCTTGCCCGAACTGGGAAGATGTTATTGAGATTAACACCGACTCCGTGTTCGTCCGTGGCGAAGAAAATGCAAAGGTTCTCCGTGCCAAGTGCGACCAAATGTTGAAGAAGTATGATATGTTATTCGAAGAAGAATATATCGACACTGCTTACTTCCGTGATGTGAACAACTATGGAATCTACGATAAGGACGGCAACTTGCTGGACGGTCGTGGACTCGACTATTCCGATGCCATCAACAAGAACCACGAAAAGGCAGTCGTTTACGAATTGTTCCGTCACTTGTTGAAGCCGACACTCGAACTTGACTGGTCTCGTTACGAATGGACTGACTTTATCTACAAATGGCACAAGGCTGCGTCCAGCAAGTATGCGGCTTTCAACGGAGTTCCGTTCGAACATAAGAACTACTATTTCCTGTGGACGACTCGTGATGTTCCCGAAGCAGGAACTATCCAGTTCTCGAACACCTTGATGGACACTCGAAACGGTAGCATCAAGAGTCGTTATGGCGTGTTCGCTTTTGACATTAAGGACTTGGAGAAGTATAAGGACAAGATTGACTACACCCAGTATCAGAGAGACCTCGATGAAAACTTCTGGCTCTGGGAACGCAAAGACCTTATCCGCACTTTCCTCGGCGACACGAAGACCCGCAGGGCAAAAGGTATCAAGACTCCGAAGACACTCTCCGAATTGAGTAAGATGCTCTACCCGTGGACGGAGGTCGTATGATTATCTGCGACCGATGCAGGAAGTCGAAGCCGTCGATTCGCAAATGCGTGTTCGGTAAGTGGGGTGAAACCTTCGAGATTGAACACGACCTTTGCCACGACTGCTTCAAAGAAATGAAAGTAATCATCGAAAACAACATCACTCAACAACAATACGAGGCATCAAATGAAACTCCAGAAAGTCCTTAACATTCTCGGTCAGTTTCCGAAAAAGTCTCAAAATGTCGTGATGAATGTGGTGGACTTCGACACTATGACTCCGAGTCAGAACTATCAGAAGATTATCGAGACTATGATTGCAGTGTGTAAGAACGCCCAGCAACGGGAGATTCTCACTGTCTATCTCGATATGAACCCGACTGATTCGGAAGTTCTTGAAGCGTTCCGTGGAAAGAATGTCGAAGCCCTCACGCCACTCTACTTCAATGACGAGCAAGTGGATTTCATTATGCAGAACATTTATCGCAATAGGGACGGGGATTTCAGACTTATCCCGAAGATGCGAAACTGCTCTGCCGATGCGATGCCACTCGAAGGATTGAAGGCTGACGACGACATTATCAGTGCGAGACTTACAATAACGAGAGTAGCACCTAATGGTGTAAGCGAAGAATTTAACGGATTGAAAGAACTCCGCAAACAACCCTACGATGGCCCTTACGATGGAGTGTTTGCGAAGATGGCTCCGAACCTCCGCAGAATTAAGATTATTTCCAGTTTTGCGAAGGACGAACCGCACGGATTCTTCACTCGAAACGGGCAGATGTATCGAAATGTATGCTCCCAGATGACGACTGTGAACAAGGAATTTGTGAACGAGCAGTCTTTGCGTCGTGCTATGTTCCTTATGTTTCTTGTGAGTGGCGGCACTGGGGCAGACTGGAACGCACTCTACAACCTTATTCACTTTATGGTGAGGGTGCCGAACTCTGCAACTGGATATGTGCTTTATCTCAATGACTTCGATGCTGGTGGCAACGGTAAGTCCAAATTCATCAGTCTGCTTCATAGAATGTTTGGCGATTCGTTTACTGCGTTCTCCACGCAGCAACTCCGATTCACTATCAGTCTTATGGGCAAGCGTCTCGTGAGTATCAGTGAATACGAAGACTCCGACACGGCAAAACAGTTGCAGGCTCTGATTAAGTCGATGACTGGTCGTGACAACTTCCAGTATGAAGGAAAAGGAGTAGACCCCATCGTGGCTGAAACTTATCAGAACTTTGTCATCAGTTCGAATAAGTATATCTACTTCGACGACTCTGGTATCAAGCGTAGAATCCAGAATTTCCACTGCTCGAATTTGCTGCACTTGATGATGAATCGCTTTACAAAGAATCAGGACTACTTGAATAATTTGTTTGGCAACATCTACAACGGGCAAGCACTTCTCGTTCAGAACGAAATGGCCCACTCTCTGCTTGACTATATCGAGAACGATAACCGCAGTTATAGTATTCCTATCAGACCGCAGTCCGTTGTTCTCGGTGCATTGAAGAATCCCATCCTGCGTGCTTTGTTCAGCACTCGTCTGGATTTCGACACCTTCTGTCGCAAGACTGAAAACGGGACACGAATTGACATTGTGCAACTCGCTCCAGACGCAAGGCCAGAGCAACTGAATTACGCAAGTTCGACGATGCAAGGCTGGTTCGACAAACTCAAACTGGAAGCGAGCCGTGACAATATCACGCTCACGACTCCGTATGGGCTTGAAGCGACAACCGAGTATATGCAGAACAAACTCAAAGACCTCGACGAACGCAGTAATCGTTTGCGTTCCAAAGACTCTGTTGTTCTGGAGAAATGCGACTTGCACGGCTTCAACTCTTACGACTTGTTTACGGAATTTATCCTTCCAGAATGTGTGAAGTATAATATCCCAGTGGTCGAGACTGAAAAGACAGTCAAGGTGGGCTAATGCAAGGCGAATTTGTGCAACCAACTACTGATGAAATACGCAGAGATATTGAATATGCTGAACGCCGAGTGCGAATGGAAGAACGCAAAAAACTTCTTCGACTCCGCTGGGGCTTCGCTCGTTTGAATTATCTCTTTTTCAAAAAGTATTTCCCTTTATCCAAAGACGAGTTTTATTGGCAACGGGTCACAATGAAATTTCGTAATAGACTTGACCTGATGGAGAAATACAAATGACACTAATCTGTGTTGCTATCCTACTCGCTGCGGTTATCTTCGCCATAGTGTTCTGGCTGACCGACCATCAAGAACTGGCACTCTGCATCCTTGCGGTTCTCGGAGTAATCGTGCTTTTCTATGGCTTACTCATCTGGTATCCCCGATTCGAGTGTGAACAGAAAGTCGAACCCTCTGGCTACGAATGTATGTGGGACTACTTCGCTGGTTGTCAGATTAAAGTGAACGGTCAGTGGATTCCTTATGATAGATGGAGAGTTGTCGAATGAGTATTCATCAGATGGCTCGCCGTGTAGCCAACGAGTTCGAACACTACATCTTGGACTTTGCGGGCCGCTTCAAGACTCGCAGGGTCTATGTTTTGACCTATAACAAAGATGCGGGGAACAGACTCGATTTCTACTATAAGGCGTTCACTTACGACGACAGGTGGATGGCGTATGATATGGCCCGTTTCGCAAAGAAGGAAATGGGCATCTATGCCGTCACTGTTCAGATTTACGACTTCAAGAAACTTGTCGATATGTCCTACAACGAAATAGAGTCCACTAAACACTTTCCGTGTTATCGTGATGCGAAGTTTCTGTGGGACACATTCCACGAGTGCTGCTGCTGCAAGCGTATCGCTCCGATAGTGAGGGACTGTTTGTGGGCTGGCAAGAAGTCCAGAATCTGCGAAGACTGCTTTATGAAATACGCAATCAACTATGGTATAAAATGGAAAAAATACTCCCCACAATTCTGATGTTACTGGACTTCGGTGCAGCAGTCCCCTACCTTTTCAAAGGAAACTTGCGGATGACAGTTTACTGGCTTGCCGCTGGAACATTAACCCTCTCACTGACTTGGTTAAAGGAGTGAAATGAAAATCCGAAGATTCTATTGGGACACTCGACTGCAACGGCAAGTGTGCGATTTGGTTTTCACGGTAAAGCGTGAGACGAAAACGCAACTCATAGCCCAGACACCGAGCAATCCAGATTACAACTGGAGATTCCGCAAACCGAAACAAATCGCAAACGGAGTCCGTGTATGGCTTATCGGCAACGATAGGTTCAGTATGTTTAACTATGAACTATGGATAGAATAATGGACTTGAAAGAATTAGCAGACACCCAGTTCGACCCAGCCTCGGAAATCAGCAAGGTGTTAGCGATGCTCCGTTCGGAATACTTGCAAGGCAAGCACGAAGAAGGTCATCGCTCCGCTATCCTGTTTCTGTCTGGACTGTGGACAGGACTTAAACTTACAACCAAACCAAAGGAAGAAGATGAAAAACTCCATCTGTAATAAGTGTTCTTCTCGTGCGTATTGCACGAACCGCGAGAATGGTATGCTGGCGTGCGTAAACTACAACAAGTTTCCGAAGGCAGTTGGGTCTTACGAAGACTATCTGCACAAGAAGGAGAAACACAATGAAAAAGTCTGAACCTAAACCAGTGTTGTC